CGTGGACCTGAACGAGACTTCGTTGGAAAACGCAGTCATCGCCATCGCCGCTTGGACGGATGAACGCGGTCTGCTGATCGCGGCCAAGCCCAAGAAGCTGATCATCCCGCCAGCCCTGATGTTCGTCGCTACTCGACTGCTGGAAACGAAGTTGCGTGTCGGTACTTCCGATAACGACATCAACGCGCTGGTGAACAACGGCTCAGTGCCCGGTGGCTACACCGTGAACCACTGGCTGACGGACACCAATGCGTGGTTCCTTACCACCGACATCCCCAACGGCCTGAAGCACTTCGTGCGGGTCGGCATGGCAACTTCCATGGATGGTGACTTCGAGACGGGCAACATGCGCTACAAGGCGCGTGAACGGTATGCGTTTGGAGTCTCAGACCCGTTGGGTATCTACGGGAGCCCCGGATCGACTTGATTTTAGGGGTTTTAGCAACGAAAACGGCCCTTCGGGGCCGTTTTTTCATGCCGATTGACTTCGTGTTTCTTGGGAGCTACATTACCAGTCTCTAAGTCTCTGAGGCGGCAATGGACACCACGAACCTACCAAAGACACGCGCTGAAGCCAAGGCTGCTGGCGCGGCGTACTACTTCACCGGCCAACCGTGCAAGCACGGCCACATCGCGCCACGCAAGACCAGGGGTGCCTGCGTCGAGTGCATGCGGGAGGAATGGCGTAATCCGACGCAGCGCCGTAAGGAATACGTGTGGCAGTACAACCATTCCGAGAAGGGCATGGCGCAGAAAGATGCGTACTACGAAAAGAACAAGGAAGCCGTCGTTGCGCGTGCGCTAACACGACCGGACCATGTGAAACGCGAGTATCGGAATACTTGGAAGAAGAACAACGTACTATCGATTCGTGCGGACACCAAGGCGCGACGGCGTAAACACCGAGAGGCAACGCCACCTTGGCTATCAAGAAAGCAGAAAAGCGAAATGCGGGCGCTCTACCAGATTGCCATTCTTACGTCCAATACGACAGGAGAGCAGTACGTGGTTGATCACATCTACCCGCTGCGTAGTGAGTATGTGTGCGGGCTTCATGTGCCGTGGAATCTTCGCATCATCACCAGAGAGGAAAACCTGCGTAAGTCAAATGCGCTTCCATCTGACGAACATGCGCTTGCACACCCACCGACGTAGGTGTATAAACACATCACCAAGACCCCATCTACATCTTCCATGAACTGGCTTGGCAGGCTTCCCTCAAGGATCATGGATGCAACTGAGGAAATACCATGGGCTTCGCAACCTTCAGTGGTCCGATCCGTGCGGGTACCGTGCGCTTTGGCGCTGCCGATAACACCGGGCTTGTTGTACTGTCGCAGACCTACGATACCGGCGATCTGACTGGCAAAACCCAGGCCAACTACGACGCTCAAATCTGGACGTTACCGCAAGGCAGTCTGATTCTCGACATCGTGGTCGATCAGGGTACGGCGGCAACCACCGGCACCACGACCGTTTCGGTCGGCACGACCTCCGGTGGCGCAGAACTGATGGCCGCAGTGGCAACCACCGCTGGCGGCAGATTCCGTGGCACAGCAACAGCAGCGACTCAGGCCGCATGGAAACTGTCTACCACTGCCGACGTTCCTGTGTACATGCGCTACGTGGTCGGCACGGGAACTCTGGGAGCGGGCCAGTTCCGTGTCTCGATCCTGTACATGCAGCGTGCGGCAGACGGCTCGCAAGACCCGGCCAGCGCCTGATAGGGGCTGACCATGCAACAGACTGATGTCCTTTCGACACGGCTGGCTGCGTCCGGTGCGGTATCGCCGACAGGGGTTCGTGCCCGCTTGCGTGGCGTGTATCTAGTCCCTGGCACCAGCGCCGGGTCCGTGACATTCAAGAATGGCGGCAGTGGTGGCACTTCGACGTTGGTGCTTGACACGCCAGCCATGGCAGCGAATGCCACGGTTGCTACCTACGTGCTGCTTCCCGGAGAAGGCCAGTTGTTCAGCATCGACTGCTACGCCACCATTTCCAACTGCACCATCACCGCACTTTGGAGTTGATCATGAAGAAACCCAACCCGTTCGAGAAGTCGGCCAAGGACAAGGAAAAGAAAGGTGGGCCGAAGGAAGGCTCAAAAAAGGAAGAAGCCATGGATGTGGCCCAGATGGGCTACAAGCGTGGTGGCACAGTCAAGTGCGCCAGTGGCGGGATGATGCGCGGTACTGGTGCCGCTACGAAGGGCAAAAAGTTTCAAGGAGTCTTCTGATGGGCAGTAAGACACAGACGCAGCCGGTGAGCTATCCCGGCACGGGCGGCACGCAACCTCTGGAAACTGGCGGTACCGGCATGCGCAAGAGCGGCGGCGGGCGCGATCAGAACAGCATGCTCAAGACCGGGCGTGGGCTTGAGACTGCCAGGGCCAACGGCAAGCCGTACAGCGGCGGGCCGGTGGTGAAGTAATGCCCAGCAGTTCGGCAAAGCAGCATCGCATGATGCTGGCGGTCGCGCACAACCCGGCATTTGCCAAGAAGGTAAACATCCCACAGTCCGTTGGGCAAGACTTTTCTGCTGCCGACAAGGGAAAAACCTTCGCAAGCGGCGGCAAAGTACGAGGTGATGGTTGCGCGCAGCGTGGCAACACCAAGGGAAAGATGTGCTGATCGATGACAACATCCGGCGTCAACAGCTTCAACCCGGACATCACAGAATGCGTTGAAGAAGCGTTCGAGAGGTGTGGTGGTGAACTTCGTACGGGCTACGATTTCCGCACTGCAAGACGCAGCCTTAATCTGCTTTTTGCTGATTGGGCTAATCGTGGGATCAATCTCTGGACGGTCGATTCTGGATCGATTCCTCTCGTGGCGGGCACGGCAACGTACAGCCTACCGGCGCAAACCGTTGATTTGATGGAGCATGTGATCCGTACCGGCAGCGGCACGACACAAAGCGAACTGATCATCTCCCGGATCGCCCTGCCCACCTACGCATCCATCCCAGCCAAGAACTCCACCGGCAGACCGATCCAGGTCTACATCAATAGGACGGTGGGCATTCCGACGATCACTCTGTGGCCGATACCGGATCAGACCTCCGTTTACACGTTCGTGTACTGGCGTTTACGCCGCATGTACGATGCAAATACCGGTACCGACACGACAGACGTTCCGTTCCGGTTCCTGCCGCCGATGATTGCCGGATTGGCGTACCACCTTGCCATGAAAGTGGCAGGAGGCATGGATAGGCTTCCGATGCTCAAAGCTCAGTATGACGAGGCTTGGCAGATGGCCGCTGATGAAGACAGGGACAAGTCTCCCATCAGACTGGTGCCGAGACAACAGTACATCTGATTATGCCCAAGCCAAACAACCCCCCAAAACTCAGTGAGTTGCCACCTGCATCGCAGATGCAGCCTCGGTCTTGGCGCTACACCAGTGACGCCGGGATGGTCATTTCTGACGGTGAGGTTTGGCGTCCAGACGCTGTTTGGTCTGACCCCACCGGCACTGCGCTGGTCAGGCCCGATGGGACGCCAGCGACACTTGGAGGCGGATCGAGCGTCTACGCCAATGTCAAGGACTTCGGCGCGAAGGGCGATGGAGTAACTGACGACTCGGCCGCATTCATCGCAGCCATCGCTTCGGTGGCTAACCCGACGACAAATGCTGGCGGTAAGGTGATCATTCCCAAGAGCCTCAATGCGTACTACTTGGCTCAAGACATCAAGATCACGCGCCTGACAATTCTTGAAGGTGAAGGCGGCCCCAATAACTCCGGCTCTGCGTTGCTGTTTGCCGACGGAAAGGGGCTGAAGATATACCACGCCAATGACTCTCCAGACGGGTATGACGGTTCGTGGAGCATCATTCAGAATCTGAAGATCAGTTGCGCAGGTTCTACTGTCAACAACCCTGGTATCGCTATTTCTGGTCACGGTGTAGTGGTCCGAGACTCATCCATCGATGGCTTTGGAGGCCAGGGCATTTATATCGGCAACTCAGCCAATGGTGGTAACGGAAACGCGAACGACTGGCAACTGATCAATCTTCGCGTCATTCAAAATGTCGGCGATGGTGTTCTCATCGACGGAGCCGATTCAAACGCGGGTTGTGCGTACAGCGTAAATGCCGCATCCAATGGCGGATGGGGCATCTACGACAGTTCTTTTCTGGGAAATACGTTCGTTGCCTGTTCTGGTGCCGACAACACGCTGGGTCAGTACAAGACTGACAACTGGAACGCGCGTAGCGTGTTTATCGGTTGCTATAGCGAGAGCGGTCAACCAGCTAGCGATATTATATTTCCTTCGTTGATTCTCGGGGGTTTACATGGTGCTGGTTTAACGGCTGCTTCCTTGGGGTATTTGTCGGCTGAAAGTGCAGAAGGCCTGGAAGCGAATTCAATTAAAGGCACTTCCATCAATGGGAAACTGACAAGATTCTTGCTGGCTGGTAATTCTACGTCGGCGATTGATACGATAATTGTCAATGACACCAATACGGTGTTCCGTCTGAATTGGAAGTGGCCGGGGTCGATCTACTGGAATTGGAACAACTTAGACGCGAGCGACTTTCTGGAATTTTTGGACGTCGCAGCCGTAACGTATGCAAACGGGTACAACAGAGACCTGACAAACACATCAGAGTTCCGTGCCACATGCGTCAATTTCCCTGCCGGGTATTTCGAGAACTACCTATTTGCTCGCGTTTCGCGTTCTTCATTACCGACTACGGATACATGGAAAGTCGGGGACATCATCTACAACACCGCGCCCACGGCAGGCGGGTACATGGGATGGACCTGCACAGCAAGTGGGACGATGGGCACATTGGCTGGAATTACCGGGACGGTCAACAACGGCTCAAAGAGCATGACCGTTAATTCCGCGACAGGTGTCTATACGGGACAGTACATCACTATCGCTGGTGTTACGGCAGGGCCGAGTGGCGTCAACTTCATCGACGCAGTAAGCGGTACGACGGTGACGCTCCATTACGCAGCAGATGCGTCAGTAGTGAACGCTGCTGTGGCCTATGCCTCAGCAACATTCAAGACCTTCGGCGCAATATCCGCATAAGGCCAAGTGAATGCCATATGTCACCCCCGGTTATTGGGTAGGCGGATACACCAACGATCTTTTTGAGTCATGAGCAACCGTTTCGCCTCCGGCAAGAACAGCATCGCGGAATGCGACCGATGCGGGTTTCGCTATAAGCTCAAGGTACTCAAGGAATTGGTCATCAAGGGCAAGAAGACCAACATCAAGGTTTGCCAAAACTGCTGGGAGGAAGACCACCCACAACTCATGCTCGGCACGTTTCCGGTGGATGATCCGCAGGCCATTCGTGAGCCGCGTCCGGACCAGAGTTACGCCTTCAGTCGCAACATATACTGGGGCTGGAATCCGGTGTTTTGTCCGGCTGGCAAGGGTAGGATCGGTGTCGTGACCATCACGGTGTAAACATGAACTACTCCGATCTACGCACCGCTGTTCAGGACTACTGCGAGAACAGCTTCAACGATACCGACTTCGCCACGATGACCAAGCTGGCGGAGCAGAAAATCTACAACTCTGTGCAGTTGCCAGCACTGCGCAAGAACGTCACTGGAAGCCTGACGGCTGGCAACAAGTACCTGTCATGCCCAACCGATTTCTTGTCGGTGTTTTCACTGGCCGTCATCGATATTGATGGGGCGTACACGTACCTGTTGGACAAGGATGTTAACTTCATCCGTGAGGCATACCCAAGCCCGACAGTGCAAGGAATTCCGAGGTATTACGCCATCTTTGGTCCGGATAGCGGTGCGCCAGCGGAATTGACGTTCATCCTTGGCCCGACGCCAAATGCATCGCTGGCCGCAGAACTTCACTACTTCTTCTACCCGGAGAGCATCGTCACGGCCACGAACACATGGCTCGGAGACAATTTTGATTCGGCCCTGTTCAACGGCGTGATGGTTGAAGCAATCCGGTTCATGAAGGGTGAGCAGGACATGGTGGCGCTGTATAGCGATCAATACGCGCAGTCGTTGATGCTGCTCAAGAACCTGAGCGAAGGCAAGCTCCGCCAGGACACGTACCGTAGCGGCCAGACCAGGACGAAGGTGGTATGACCATTGTCTCCGCCGAATGCACCAGCTTCAAGGTCGAGCGTTATCAGGCAATTCACAACCTGACGACCGATGTCCTGAAGATCGCGCTTTACACCAGCAGCGCGTCCCTGGATGCATCCACGACCGTTTACACGACCAGCGGAGAGATACCGGTGGTCAGTGGCTACACGGCAGGCGGAAAGGTAATTACCGGAGTCACCATTGCCTCATCCGGCACGACAGCCTATGTTGACTTCGCAGATGCTGCGTTTACAGGGCTTGCCACGACGGCGGCTGGTGCGCTCGTCTACAACAGCAGCAAAGCCAACAGAGCCATTTGCGTGCTTGCCTTTGGCTCCGACAAGACTTCCAATGCGGTAAACGGCTTCACGGTTGTGTTTCCTGCGTTTACGACGACTACGGCCATTCTCAGAACAGAGTAAGAAATGGCTATCAGTCACGTTTTCTCCAGCCCCATTGCGGACTTCACCGGCACGGTGGTGGTCTACGATTCTGCTGGGCAGACGGCTACCGGCGCGGCCAGCGATATTGTCAAGCCGAGTGACTGGAACTCGGCTCACAACCAATACATGACCATCAGCGGTAATACCGCTGGTGCATCGACGCTTTCAGGTACGAATCTGGTTCTTCAGGGCGGCAGCAATGTCACCTTGTCGGCGAACGGTCAGACGCTGATCTTCCACGGAAATTCCGGTGGCGGCGCAAGCCAGATGACGGCCTACGCCACGGCCAACACCACACTCAGTACCAGCGGCACCATTGCGCAGAGCGCGTTCAATGTGGCGGGCTATGGCGGTGTTTCAGCCGGTATTTCCAACGGCTCACTGGTCATTGCAGGACCACCTACCAGCAGTCTGAATATCAGTGGTGCGCTATCTGCGTCGAGCAACGGATCGACGATCAATCTGGGTGTCGGCACGGTCAGCGCAACTGCGACAGGCAATACGACTCAAGCCAGTAGCGGCACGCTCAATCTCAATGCCCTGGTGGTTAACGGTGTAGGCGGCGTGTCGGCTGGCATCTCCAACGGTTCCTTGGTCATTAGCGGAGCCACTGGAGGGGGTGCAGGCGGTGCGGCCATCAGTGCTGCTGGTGGTTCTCAGAATACCGGCACGGTCATCTTCTCCAACTCCAACGGAGTCAGCTTCGGCTACAACGCCGGAACGATCACGGCCACGGTGAATCCAGGTGCGGCGGCAGGTATTGCGGCCATTGCGGACAGTGCGCAGACAGCTACCAGTGGCACGATTGTGTTCAGCAACTCGAACAACATCACGTTCGGTATGTCTGGATCGACCCGTATCACGGCCAGTGCGTCATATCCAGCACAGACAAACCAGACGGGCAACTTCTATGTCACGGCGAACTCGACTCAGCTATCTTCAACGGCTGGCATCGATCACCGCAGTCTTTCCTTCGCTGGCGCTGGCAATGTTTCAGTGGGCGTCAGTCAAGGTGTTGTCGTTATCTCTGCCACCGGGGGTGGCGGCGGAATAGCCCTGGCGAATAGTGAAACGACTTACACCAGCGGCACGGCACAGATGTCGGTAGCTGGCGGTGCAATGACCATCGCGTCCACGACGGGGCAGAAGTTCAACTTCTCTGTTCCAGCCACATCCAGCCTAGTTGCAGGTGCAAACATCACCATCAGTACTGGTGGTAGCACGATCACGATCATTGCCGGTACGGCAGCGCCGTCACCGATGGTGTTCAGCGCAGGAGCAAGCTCGGCCAGTCTGAATAGTGTGGTGTTCAGCAACTCCAATGGCATCAGCTTTGGCCTGAATGGATCGACGGTTACTGGATCGCACAATGCGCTGACGCAGCAAAGTACGCAGCCGGTCGCCTTCAGTGCCGGTGCTGCATCGAGCAACTTCTCGACTTTGCAGTTCCAAGACAGCAACGGCATCAGTTGGAGCAACAATGCGGGCTCGATCCGTGTCACTCATGACCTTCAGTACACCAGTGCGACAAGTGCGATAACGAGCAACGCATTCCCGTCTGCGAACACGACGAAATTCGCCGGTACGGGCACGACAATCACCGGCAATGCGCTCATCACGTTGGACAGCCTCGGGCTGAAGTTCAACGGCACCAGTCTGGCGGGCATTTCAACAGGTTCGGCAGGTGCCAATGTGGGCATCAGCATGACCCACAACTCATCCGGGTTGAACCTGTCCATCACTACGCCAGCGCAGTCCGTGCAGCCGATGTACTACTCGGCCAGCGGCACGAGCAGCAGCAGTGGGACGATCCAGTTCGGCAACACGCAAGGTGTCAGCTTCAGCCTGTCTAATGGCAGCATTGTTGGCACGGTCAAGACCGACTACCAAAGCAGCAACGCCAACTACCTGACAAGTCAAAGCAATCAAGCGTTCAGTGCGGGGGCTGCTCAATCCAATTTCCAGACACTGATCTTCCAGGATTCCAATGGAGTCAGTTGGTCGAACAATGCCGGTTCTATTCGCGTTACTCACGATCTCCAATACACATAAGCCACCAGTGCAATCACCAGCAACGCACTGAATACGAGCGCGAGTCGTGTCATCAACATTGTCGCGGCCACGAACAACACCGGAGGTGGCGCCGCAAGTCAGAGCGGAAACGTATCATTCACCAACGCAAATGGTGCGACGTTCTACAC